TGCTGGCCGTGGCATAGACGTATGATGGCGGCGTTGTGCCGTAGTCCTGTACAGACCCGGTGATGCCTCTGATCGTCACGACGATATCGAGCGCGACAACTGCGGTTAGGTCCGTCGTGGTGTCGTCATCCTCATCAACCAGTTCATAGACTTGACTGCGCCACGTCGCTCGATTTGAAATTTCGGCAACCTGCCCTGTAAACATCTAGGCAACCCTCGCGAACTCGCCAAAGCGACTCTGTGCTGCGATCGCATAAGCAGCGCTCGCTTGCTCTATTGTTGCGAACGTACCGAGGTGAGTAGACTTTCCATCTACTTGGATTTGGGCTGTGAATTTTCCGTTTCGCTCCCGTACTCCCTTTCGCCCCACCTGATTATCGCGGCGCAATCCACTGTTCCTCATATTTTCCGCATTGGTGGCTTCCCGCAGATTTGCGAAGTAGTTGCCGCTGGGAGTTTTGTTTTTGTGGTCAATATGATTTTCCGGCCATTTCCCGGTCACCATGGCCCAGATTATGCGATGAGCTAGATATGGCTTTTTGACACCTCGGAATGCAATGAATATGCGTGAATATCCATCACGACTGGTGTGCCCAGCGGGCTTATTCGCAAATCGCGTGTTGAAAATTGCGGCGGCCCGCATGGAAAGAAAATGATCGGCCGGGCGCTTACGCCAATGCAGTGTTCCAGCATCAGGATCGCAAACGAAGCATTCCCTGAGAAATTCGACCGTAGGCAATAACACCTTGATTTTCCTCATGATTTTACAGTTTGAGGTAGATGGTTGCGAGCATGGTCGGCTGAACGGTTCGATGTGCGCTGCCGCTAGTGTTGTTGGATGTCCCTGTGCCAGATCCCGCCATGTTGGCTACGACGGAAACGTTGGTAGTGTTCGCAAACGCTGTGAAAAGCACAGAGCCGGGGTTGGCGCTAAATGGTGCATCCTGCGCGTCCGCAGTTACAGTGTTACTCGCTAGTGTCGTGCTCACCGTCGATGTGATACCAGTAGGCAATTGAGCAAGGGTAAGCGTCGTACTTTCCGAACCGCCGGCACAACCCAAAACCAAGCCGGTGCATCCGAAATAGGTAGTTGTAATCCGCCCCGCCGCGCTGTTGCCCATGTCGTCAAGGAACGCCATCGCGCGTCCGCGCCAGTCAGGCAGAGCAATGGTTTTATTAGCTGCAAAGTCTGCCGCAGCACTCGCACCGCGTCCGCCAGAGACGGCAAGATTCAAATCCTGATTATACAGGAACGTAAAAAGCGCCACCGTGTCGGCATTGGCCCGCTCAGTAGCTCCTGACGTAGCAGAACCGATCGTTCGACCATTCGCGCGGACAAATCCAGTAACGACACCCGTTCCATAGATCGGCTGCAGCCAGCCCGTTTGAAGAACAGTCGTCGGGTCAACCGGAGACCCGCCACCGCCACCAGATGAGGCGCCAACAACCAGAATGCCGTCCGCCGCAAATACCTGCGTGCCGTTCGATTTGGTCAGACGGAGCTTGATCGACCCGTCAGCGAGGAATATTTGCGGTAGCCGCCCATAAGCATCGCAAATAACGGGGTTTGACAGCGGAATTGTTAAGCCACTGTCCTGATAGGCATTTTGCGGTGTGGCGACCGTGCCAGCCTGAATGACGTAAAGCTTGCACCCAACCAGCGGGGTTCCGTTGCTGTCCTGCTGTTGCGCGAGGCTAAAACCGGGAACGGTCCCCGCTGCAAAGCACGTTGACAGTGACGCCAAAAGAAGACTTGCTAAGATCATAAAGCGCTTCATTGGAGAGATTACCTTATTACCAGCGAGACAAGATGCTGAGCGCGGTCATACTCGGACTTCCCGCACTGCTCGTAGGAGCCGCGATTTTCGCGATCATTCGGCGGATGCGCGGCGGGCGCTTGTTTGACCCCGGGCCGCGGTCACTCAAGGAAATGATCGACCAGAAGCGGACCATCATTCACCCCGACGAGTAGGCTGTAGGTCGCGCAACAGGCTGCTAATCGAAGCCTTCAAACTCGGATCGTCAAGATTGCTCGCCAAGTTACGAGCTGCGACCACGACGCCGGCATATGATTGTGGCGTCTTGGCTTCATGAAATTGCGCAAACGCCTCATCGAATTTGGACGCCGAACTAGCCAACGGCGCCCGCATTCGAATGGCTTCAGACAGCCGCTCGGTCTGTTTCAGCGTTAGCCGGTTGCTCAGTTGCTTGAGGCCGAACCCAACCAATGGAGCAACAGCGCCTGGACCGCCAGTCGCTGCACCACCGACAGCGGCGCTGACGACCGCGCCGAGCCCACCGCCGCCGCCGAGCATGTTCCCAGCGGCTCGCAACACATTACCGGATTTCGAGCCGCGGACAATTTCATCCATTTGCGAGAGTTCGGATTCGCTAAACCCGCGCTGTTCTTTCGGATTGATCAGGATGTCGGCCATTCTCTGTCTAACAGTATTGGCGACATTCTGACCGGAATTGGACGCTGCGGCCCGTAGCTCAGCCTGGATCGTCTTCTTATCGATCGACTCTGCGTGTTTGGCTGCAGAATAATTTGCCCTCGCATCTTCCAAGGTTTTCGCAGCTGCTCCGACATCCCCGGAAATTACGTCCTTGCTGCTCAAACTCGGCAAAAGCTCGTCCAGCTTGTCAATCACCGTTTTGGCAGCAAGTCGCTCGGTTGGATCAGGCGATCCGGCAGCATTGCCAAACGCCTTGCGTGCGGTATTCAGGTTCATCCCGGTTATCGTCGAGCCACTTGGCGCCTTCTGCAGACGGGACAGCAGTCCAAACGTCTTAGGTGCTAGGATATCGTCGATACCGGAATTGTTAAGTTCGATAGCGGTGCGGTCGGCGAAGTCAGTTACTGCCTTTGACTTGATGTTGACAGCTGCGACCTCAGGACTTTCGTACCCAGCACTTGCGGCGGCCTTGAGTTCCGAGATCGTTGGAGCGGCAATCGTTGGCCCTTTTGGGGAAGCTGGACGAGCTGCGGCAAGTGCCAGATCAACATCGCCCTTGGCCGTCTCGTACATCTTACTCGGGTTGTCTTTTGCCGCTATCTCCGGCGCAATCAATTCCCCCGCCTTGTGCGTCAAGTCAGCCATCGGATGGCCGATTAACGATCGAGCAGCCCCGACCACGGGAGACATGACAATTTCAGGGACGGCGAGCACCTGCCGGCCAGTCCGCATGAGACCTTCGATCGGGCCAAGCTGGCCACGAGTTCTCGGGTCGAACCCCGGAAGGTCCTCCACAGAATTGCCGGTCAGGTGCTGGATGCCTTGAACGGCAGCAGAGCCTATTTCCTTCGGGACATCCGCGATTGCCGCGGGCACACGCGAGGGCGCTTCATCCACCGGAACGGCACCCCAGCTGGCCGGGCCATCAACAGGCGCAGCACCCCAGTCGGCGGGATTTATTGCTTCCGCCATTGCTTCCCGTCCGGTCCAGTAAAGACTGATCCAACTGGCAATTTGTCATAGTCAGCTTTGGATGCGATTGTAGAGGCCGTGGTAGCTTTGGCTGGCGCCGCTCCCTCGGGCTTCTTGTAAGCTCCTGGCGCCTGAACAATGTACGTATCACGGGCCTTCTTTAGGGCATCGTTGGCGCCAACAACCTTATCGGTTAGAGTATTGTGCTGATCGATCTTGCCGCGCGCTGCCTGCTCGCCAATGTCTAGAATCCGGCGCATGGATTTTTCATCCAGCGTGACTTGCCCACCAGCCATTGCGGCTGCAAACCTGCGATCGCCGTCCGAGATAGCTGTACCGCTGCCAAACGCCTTGACCATCGAAGCTACACGGGAGCCAATGGCTGCGCCATAAGCCTCGGTATTTTTGATCGCGCCAGCATCCGGTATGCCAAGGGATTCCGCCACCTTAGCCAAATACAGTTTCTTGTCGGCAAACGCGCCGGAAAATACCCCGCCGTTCTGATCCAATTCTTCCCGTGAGCGATGGATAGCGCTGATGTCATCCCGCGCCGCGACAGCCGTTTCCTGCGACTTGTCGATCTTCGGTAGTAAACTCTTGGTCAGGATATCGCGCTCAGTGGTGTTCTCGTCCGCCCGATTCTGCCAGTCCTCAAAAGTTCCCTTGAAGCCCTGTTTCGCTGCCGCCTGATACTCCTTCAGCGGGCCGGTTAGTTCCCGGTCCTTCAGGTACGACTCCAGCCTAGTCTTAGCTGCCGCCGCGATCTGCTTGTCCTGACTGGCGGCGAGCAATGTCAGCCGCTTGAGGACCGGATCGTTCTGAGCCGCGACCACGTTCGGAGGCGGCTGAAAGCCTTGCGGAGCCTGTGGGGCTGCCTGCGGCTGTGCTTGTGCCATAACCGGCGGGGCGCTCTGGGGCTGCGGCATACCCGGCGCTTGCGGCTGCGGCGGCCCGCCGGGCTGCACCTGACCGAGGTTCATCCGCTTGAATTGGGCGATTGCTGGAGCGAGCACATTCCGTACCTGCGGATCCTGCAGATTGAGCGGAGCGGTAGGATCGGTGCCCAACTGACGCGCAATCGATTCCGAAATCTTCTGCCACTCAGTGTTTGGGAAGCCCTGCGCAGCAACAACTGTCATGATGGTAGGCTGCTGGGCGGCCGGGGCTGAAGCCGCTTGAGGGGCGGCCTGTGCCGGCTGTGCATCCATGCGCTTGCCAGGATCAGGCGTAACCGTATTCCTGGAAGTGGATGGAGGGCCAGCATTCGGTTGACTCTGCCCATCGGCACTACGTAATGCCTCCAACTCACCAGCACGGGCCGAGATGCCGGACAACGCATTGCCCTGATCTAGCGCGCCCTTCTGGTAAAGCGTGCGCTGCATCGTGGCGTAATCGATTGAGCCGTCAGGAAGAGTTGGCACGCCGCCCTTGAACGCATCTCGCAGATCGTTCTTGGCGTACTCGTCCCGGCCCTGCCAATAGGCGCGGTTGATCTTGCCAAAATCGAAATCGGCGTTTGTTTTTGCGCCGCCAGCAATAATGGCGTCGATATCAGCCATTAAAAGCCCCCGAACAGGTTCTTGGCGTTGGTCATCAGGCCGCCGAACCCGCCTTGACCGCCAGCACCGCCGCTAAGGAAGCTGAGGCCACCCGTCAGAGCATTCAACTGATTGGCGCCGACGTTGTAATTGTTCATCGTGGCAGCAGCATTCGACGCACCCTGCCCCGTATAATTGGCATTCGCCGCGTTGCCCTGTCCCATATAGGACTGGTTGAGCGCGTTGCCTTGGCCCGTTGCAATGCTGGCGGCGCCAGTTGCGGCGTTCCCTTCCATGCCAAGATAAGGTGCGAGACGACTGACATAATTACCGTAAGACTGATCGGCCAAGCCTTGAGAGAATTTCAGCGTATCGGTATCGGCGTTGCCGCTGTCGAGATTGCCGGCGGCGGCGTGTGTCCGCTGCAGGGCTTGCAAACCTTGATCCTGCTGAAAACCATAGCCCGGATCGGTTTGAAAGTTCGCCCGTGCCCTTGCCTGACCTGCCGCCCCGTTTGCTCCAGTTGCGTCACCGTAGGCGCTCGACCCAGCGCCGTACTTGGCCATGAGCGGAGCAAAGTAGCCCTGAGCCGTGGCCGCGCCCGTGTTGATAGCATCCCGGCCTTGGCCGTATAGACCACCCAGCGCGTCATAGCCCTGCTGCAGGCCCGCATTGCGCTGTTGTGCGGCTTCTTCGGCTTTGTCGTTTGAGAACAGGTCGAATAATCCCATTGTTTCGTCCTATTATTGGTCGCCGAACGCGACTAGCTTACCTTGGCCCAATATGGCCCATACGGGTAATTTGAACTACGAACGGACATCAATCGAAGGTTGTCAGAGAAAGAATAAGAGGTGGACCCATCGAAGAATGTGCCCATCGACAGTTTAATGTGCACCGTTCCTCCTTCAGCGAGGAGCTGAAGGACCATGCCGCATGCCGGCGGAAATCCCGCGAGCTGAACCGTATCGTTCGATGCGTCGATGTACTTCAAAACGGCAACTGTTTCTCTATCCAGTCGTCCGGGCTGGATCTCCGCGTTAGGAGATGCGACGGTACCGTTGCAGTCAACATTCATGACAATTACATTGCCATTGATTTGCTCAACCTCAACAGAGGCGATTCCAATACCGTCTTTCTTTACCGTAATAGATTGCATTATCTTTCCCTCTATTGATCGCCGAACGCGATGAACATTCCAGTAACTGGATCAATTTGAGCGCCTGCGGTATTGGAGAAGACAAGCCCAATCGATCCTGCCGCCTGACTACCGTTGCCAACTTGTGTAATCATGACCACACCGGCCGTCCCACTAAGGACTGCTGAGTAGTTTGCCGACGAGAATGACGTAGTAAAGCTGACCGTGTAAATTGGAGCGCCGGCTGGCGTAGACCGAGACACGCCCGATACGTTGTAGTTATCGAGAATAGTCTGAGCCCCGTTCACGGCACTGCCTGTGAACTTCACCCATGCCTTGGCCGCACTAGGATGGAATTGCTGCCGCCCCGGCGTTACCACAACTGCATTGCTTGCGCCTGCCTCCTGATCAGCTTGCGTAGTTGCCGGAAGGATCGAAGCCGTTAGCGACGCGATCGACGCTATAAACGACTTGATTTGAGCATCAACGTACCCAAAGAAATCGAACCAGGCTTGACCGCATGATTTCGGGTCGGCCTCAAGCAGCGGCGTGTTTTTATCAGGTTTCGGGATGGCCATTACTTGGGATCAGCTCTGAGAAGAGTGGTGCTCTGTGATCCGCCCATGAAGGCGATCTTCACATTGGCCGAAGCTTTCAGACGCCAGCGCCGGCCCTGCACGCCTGTCATGCCGGTTCTTAAAACGGTGACCTCTGTGGGAGTTGCCTGCCGGCCTAGTTTGCGGGTGATTTCATTGCCCCAAGTCACGCCGAGATCCTGTGTCCAGGTAATCCCGACGTCTGGATCAGTATCGGTCGGGTCAGAGCCCAAGGCGTTGCCCACGCCGGTTACAAAGTTGAAATCTGCCCTCGAAACCCTTGTACGAGATGGGAAGCCCTGAACTGGCCCACTCTCGATGTGAAACACCAGAGGTGACCCGTATTCATCATAGGCCGTATCACTGACGTAGAGCAGCCGGCCCAGCGCCGCGTCACCCACGATCCACTTGCCAAAGGCACGAACCGCGGCAACCGCGCGCCATGTATCCACGAGATAGCTTTTGCGTTCGTTCCACTTCTTGGAGCCTAGATCAAACTCCCAGCACCATGCCGGGCATTTCAGCACCCACTTTGGGTGTCCCTGAGCGATGTAGACAAAGGCCTCCAATGTCGATTTGGTGACAACCGCTGCAATCAGCCGGTCCAGATCGGGCGGCGATATCTTAAGCGGGTTAGGCGTACCATTGGCCTGCACCACCGAGTTATCGTCTGCAACCCAGATCAAAGACGACCCGAACCCGTCCTCATGACCCGCGACCGCGTAAGGGCTCAAAAGACCGCGTTGCAGCACATAGGAGCGTGTAAACGGAAAGCCTGTTGCATTGGCCGTGTTCGTATAGACCTCGCCAAAAGCTGGACCGAATGCGTAATACTGTCCACCGAACGGCAGCCCGCGAGTTAGCCCGCCCGGCTTCGATTGGGCCTTTGTCTTATCCAGCGTCGATATCGTGACGTCGTTCAAGCCCGATGCCTGTAGCGTCCCATCTCCCGAGGTGAAGATGAAATAGCCATCCATGAACCCTACGCTATTCGGTGTCCCGACATCAACATCGGCAAAGGACGAAACCGCCGCAGTCGTAACCGTGAACGCCCCCGTTCCTGGAGCTACACAGACCACGTCAGGCGTGGCCTTGTTGTTCCTCGCCCAGAAAACCTTCTCCGTCCCGTTCAAGGTGCCAGTCAGGACGCTTTCTACAGCCGCCGAGTCGAAGCGGGAGACCTTGCCAGACCATGCCGCATACAGCGTGTTGTCAACGAGTAGCGCGCCACGGAAACCAGTCTGAGCGCCTGACGCACCAAACAGCGCCAAACCGGGGCACTTGCGCCAAACTATCTGAGGGGGAGCTGTCTTCTTATCGGCCTCAACAACCTTGCCTAATGCTTCCGCATAACAGTTTATCAACCGGCCGGCGCTCTCTTGTGGTGTTGCTCCCGGAGAAGATGACAGCGGGAACGGAATATGCGCCACTAGAAGTATTCCACCACTTGCGGACCATAGCCCGGCGTCTGCCGCGCAAGGACGCGGATGCGGTTGCGGAGCTGCATTGCCAACTGGTCGTTTGATTTACCGCCGAACTCATCAGCTGCAGCGTTCGCTACCAGCTTCGAAAACGGCATGAACAGCTCGTCTTCCAGTGCTTCCACGTCGCTGATGTAGGTCGTACCGTCCTTGTTGATCTCAGCCGCCTCGCTATCGATATAGCCATCAATAGCAACCGCATCCTCGGGAGACGGGTTTGCGCCCACGTCGCCACCCGTCAGGATGGCAAGCGCCTTGAACTGGATTTCAGCTCGGGTCTTCGACATGATCAACCTTCGGAGGACGGCCGCGGCGTTTCTCTGGAACGTCCTCGTCGTCTTCGACTTCGAAGAACTGGCTTCCTTTGGCCTTCGCGATGAAGCCCTTGTTGCTCACCTCGACAGGCTGGCCTTTTGGAAATTTGATGCCATCAAAACCCACACAAAATGAAGGTCCCGGGGCGCCGTTATGAAGCTCGTCCTCGCCGAGCCAAGTCAGTTTAGCCATGCCCTAATCCTCCTGATCAATGGCAAGCAAGACTGTTATGGTGCCAGTATCCAATCCAACCAGATTTAAACGGAAGCCCATCATTGGGCTGACTGGTCCAAGATCTACGTAGCCTCCATTTAAGGGGCCAAGGCCAACTTGACTGCCGCCACTAAAAATCGAGTTTCCAAGTTGAGGACCGGCCGAAGCGGTCCCACGAAGAAAAGGCCATGGTCTGAAATCGACTCCGTTTAGGGTGATTTCTAACTGAATTGCAACCGACGAAGGCGTTGCACCACCGCCTAGAGTTATTTGAGCTGCAATATCATTAAACGAAGTTGGAGATTGAAACCACAAAGTCGGGCCAGGGCCGGTAGATGAAGCCGCATCAAGACCCTTGAAGAGATATTTCGGCATTGTTCACCTTCTGAAAAGCAGGGGCGAGCGCTATTGCCCGCCCCTGTAGTGCGTTACGGAACTGGCGCATACTCGACGATGATAAAACCGCTACCCGTAGTAGCCTGGGTTCCGGTTGCCAGCGACGTAGCGATGACCGGCGTATCAACCGTAGGCGTTATCGTCGCTGCCGCTGTCAACACCGCAGTCGCGGAGATAATACCCGTTGCAAGTAGCGAAGCTGACGAAATAATACTTGCGTCAGATCCGACGATGCCAACCTTCAAAAGGTTGTTGGTGCCCCAATTGAACACCTGGTTAATCACGACATAAGCACGGAGAACAACAGCGCCGGCCGGTAACGTTCCGACTTGTACGATACCAGTAGTTCCGAGATTGCTGAACGTGATCGCGCGACGGAGGTAGGCGGTAGTCTGGAATCCCGTTTGACGGGCAGGATAAGTAGCCATGATGTGTTTTCCTTTCGATTACGCGTCAGCGACAGCAGCGTAGAAGCCCGTCGCGATGCCCCATTCCTTGAGAGCGCCGCCCGTGGTCTTCTTGAACATCTTGGCGACGCCGTACGCCGTCTCGATGCCAACGCCGTTGTTGAACTGGTAGTCGGTGTTATCGAGCTGGGTTGGCTTCGCCATCTGCCCGTAAGCCATGGCCATTGCGGACTGACCGCACAGCCAGACCGGACGAACAGGAATGCCAGCAGTACCAGCCGTCGTGTAGAACGTCGGGGCCTGCGTATCGATTTCAGGCACTTCCCGGATGATGACGCCGTCATAGAGCAAGTCGCCGTCCTGGAAGATCGGGTTCTTGTTCATGCCGTCGCCTTCACGCGGGCGCACGTTCGAGTTGATAGTATCCAGCGAAGACTTCATGTCGCGGAAGGTACGAGTACCCGAGAATGCGACGAAGTATTCCCGACCGTCCTTGAGCTTGAACGGACGTATCTTCGGGTTTGCCGCACGAGCGATACGCTTGAGGAGGCGCAGGTTCGGAGCGGTAAAGCCGTCGTTGACCGCATCCAGGTTAACTGTCGCGCTGGCAAAGACAGTGTTGTAGTTCGAGTTCAGGGCACCGAAGGCGACGCGGTCGGCATTGTCCACAACCCAGGTATTACGCTGGGCAGCGGTCGCATCATCAAACAGGATGCCGTTGACGCGTTGGCCGGCAGACGACCCGAGACCCGCGGGCGCGGATTCGGTCGGCAGCGCATAGAACGCCTGGACGATTTCATCCCGGTTGAGTTCCTTGAGCCAATCCGACAGCAGAGGGCGAGCGATATCGAAGATCGCCGCCGAATCCTTCTGCTTCTCAGCCTTGTTGGTCTTGATCGCGTTACGAGCCCAATCGATCCAGACCCGCATACCGTAGTTGTCGATCGACTCTTCGTTGCCGGACAGAGGACCGGAACCGACCGCGGTAGCGCCAAGGCGGGCAACCAGCGGGATGTTCATCTGCTCACCGCCTGAGGTCAGATCCATGCGCTTGCGGATGATGGCAGTGATGTCCTCGCCCATATAGGGGGCGAAGAGGTTTTCGCGAACCCACTCACGGTTCACCTGCTTGGTGAACTTGATGAGTTTGTTGTTGGTCTGAATGGTCGTGAGAGCCATGACGGCTTGTCCTTTCTGAAGCCGTCAGCCCAATAAAAAACCCGCCATCAAGGCGGGTCGGTCATCAGGATTTCGGCGGATGTTAAGCGTTGGCAGACCGCCAAAGGCCCTCGTCCGAGATGTCATCGTCATCGGCGGACGTAACCGCAGACGCGTTGGTGGCTCGGGTCAGGGATGGCGGAAGACTGGTCGGTGCGGCCTGTCGTGGTGCACCGGCTTGGGGTTGGACTCCGCCTCGAATACGCTCAAGAACCTTGGCTTGGTTGGCCGGGTCCGAGAGATATGCCTCGAAGCGCTTTTCAAAGAATGCGTTGGGATCGGTACCTACTTCAGCCATTGTCTTGCGCTCACGATGCCACTGCATCAGAGTTTCGCCGGGGTCACGGGACTGCTGCATCCGAGCCCTGAGAGCGGGATCGACCTGCTTCTGTGCAGCCGCGTAAGCCTCTTCGAACTCTGCCTTGTAGGTACGGTGAGCCTGTGCAAGTGACGATTCCCGGTGGTTGTTGAGCAGCTTTTCCTCGAACTTGGTTTCAAGGTACTTCTCATAACCTTCGGGATCGAGCAGCGGGTCAGGCTTCTCAACCTTTACCGGCTCGGCGGGCTTCTGCGACGCCTGGAAGCGACGCTGAAAATCATCCCGCTCCTGGGCAATCCTGTCACGTTCGGCCCTGAGGGCATCGCGCTCGGCCTGCGCCGCTCGCTTTTCCTCGTTGATCTCCCGAACGCGCCACGACGGAACTTGAGGCGCATTATCGTCTACCGTTTCGGCTTGCGCCGGCTCGGTAACGGGCTTCTCGGGCTCTTCCGTTTTACCGGCAAACCGCCCATGTTCGTCGCGTGGTTGCCCTTCTACCTGTTCGGGTTCGGCTGGGACTTCAACAACGGCCTCATCAGCCGGTGCTTCGTCCGCATTGGCCTGGTCGAACAGTTCCTGGTCACTCACTCCTGTGTCTACGGCTTCTGTCGGCATGCTTCACCCTTTCGCGTTTCGTGCGATCACGTTGTGCCTGATGTCGCTCAGGCGTGCGGGTAGTCTTGAACCTGTGTCGCCGGTTCGTGCGATCTCTATTCGGCCGATGCCTTTGGCTTCGCTGCTGCCTTCTTGCGCGCAACCTCGGCATCAACTTCGGCCTTCTCCTTGGCCTGTTCAATTCCAGCCGCTGCCTTGATGCGTTCAATCTCGATCTGGCTGGCGGCCTTCTGCCGCTCCAGGTTCATTTCGAACTGTGCGGTCTGCGTCTTCAGGTGCCAGTCAAAGGCCGCTTGTTCTTGCGCCTGCTGGCGGTCAAATGCGCCCTTCTCGGCCATTCTCTGCTGCTCGGCTACAAACTCAGCCTGCTTCTGCTGCGCGTCCTGTACGGCCTTCTGCTGCTCAAGCTTGGCTTGCTCCTGCATGGCCAGCACCTTGGGATCAGGTGGGGGGGGCTGTGCCTTGGCCTGCTCAATCTTCTTGAGCATCTTGGTCTTGGTGTTCGACTCCAAAGACGACAGCTCCAGCGCAATCTCGGGGAACTGCTGAGCAAACTGCGGACCAAGCGCCTGCAAGGTAGCGGCAGCATCCGCCTGCATGTTGACGGTATCCGGACCTTCATCAATGATGAAATCAACATCCATCGAGCCGATATTGTTGACGATCGCGGGATGGCCCCATTGATTGGTATCCAGCTTGTTGATCTGGAAGAACTGCGCAACGTTCTGATCGTCCGTAACCCGGATCCAGCGCTCGGCCTTCCAGTGTTCCGTGATGATATTCCAGATGCAGCGGTAGACCCTGATTTTCCAGTTCTTGTAGGCCGACAGGTACGGGCCAAGCTCGGCCATGCCGGCTTGCTGGAGTAGAGCAATAGCCCGCCCTGACGAGTCCTCCAATCCCTGCCCGATCAAGGCAGGATTAGGTCCGAAATTCTCGATCTCGCCCTTGGCCTCCTGGAGCATTTCAAGCTGCCCCTGGAAGTCAGCCTTGGACGCTGCATCGTCGGGCTCCATCTTCAGGCCCGGGTTGGTCTCAACCCAGCCGTCCGGCTTGGCCCATTCCCTTCTGGCAGTCTCGATGTCGTCAACCGCGCCCTTCTCTGAGATGACACGACGGCTGTTGAGCAGATGCAGCGCCTTGGACCGGCGCATGTTGATCTCGTCTTGGGCTGACTTCAGGTTCCGAATGAAACCGTACCGATCGCCGTCGTGGTCCACATTCGCCGAGAACATCAGGAACCGCGGGAACGTCTTGCCCTTCTCATCGTGGAAAGGGCTTTGGCCCTGCATCATGACGGTATTGCCGATGTAGAGCGTCCAGCACCATTTGCCCTTGTGGATATACCAGTGATCCACCAGTCGGAGCCGCTTCAGTGAGGTATTGACCCAGACCCGTTCCCGGTCCTGATCGGCCGATGTGGTCAGGTCCGACCCTGTCTCCATCAGGTCGTCAATCTCGGATGCTTTTTCCGGAATCAGTTCTTTGGCTTGGTCAACGTCAACCCATTTTGCGATTCCCATGTATCGAGCATCGGTAAAACCTTCATCAAAACTGCGCGGATCATAAAAGAAGGTATCAGCGTAGACGATATGGAGGCCGAGGTCAGGGTCACCGTGATCCCCGGCTTCGAGATCGAATTCGACTCCTGCGATTCCATCTATAGCTCCTAATCTTGCGTTGCGGGATGACTTGCTGTTCCAGTTGTTCCGGTCCAGCACAAACCGCATAACGGCCGTGGCCACATCAGCGCCGGCTTCGTGCTGCGGCGTGCGGGCGAATGCCTTGGGATCTTGTCTCAGCTTCTCGACAATGCCAACAACAGCGTTGATCTTGCGCTCAATGCGGTTGGATGTGACGACAGGCTGCTTACGGCGCTGCAGGACGGCAATCTCCTGCTCGGTCCATTGGTCGCCGTGGTAATAATGGCGAGATGTCCGCATCTCCTCAACTTCGGCCGACTTGGCGCCGAGGTAATCGTAATATTGTTTTTTCAGCTTCTCGACCGAGAGATAGCCGTCCTTATCGCCATCAATCGACGCAGTTCCGCCGCCCGAGGTCATTGGCTCGGGTGATTGAAGGGCTGGCTGCATTAATATGCCTTAAAGCTCTCTGTCGCGTTGCTATCGAGGCGCTTGTAACCGGACTGGTTCTTGGGCTTCTCAGCCTCGGGCTTCTTCCTGATCCACGGTCTCGACATGCAAGCGTAACGGGTTTCGTCCGGCGCGTGGTCTTCCATGTCGCTGTCTACGTCTTCAGGCTTCAGCGGATCATGCTGCAGCGCTGGTAATGTTCGTATCAGGTCAACGCAGGTTGAGAACGTCACCAACATTGGCAGGCCATCGTCATCGCCCTCAAGTCGGCCTCTGACCTGATCCCAGCCGCCCATCGCGCCACGGCCTGGCACGCGCTTGTTGTCTGCAGGTCGGAACGGAACCTTTTTAACTTTGATCAGCGGAGTATTGATCCGCTCCGATATCGGTGGACCGCCATCCTCACTGAAAGCCGCAGGATCCAGCACACCACCAACAAGCTTAGGATCGGAAGCTTCCAATAGGGCCAGATGTTCGCCCACCTTGTCAGCGTGCATCTTAAGCCCGACATTTGGCTTCCCTGGCTGCATCCCGTACCACTCACGATACCGAACAATGCAACCACGCGGCAGCCAAAGGCCGCTCTCCAGCTTGAACTTATCGCCTACTACAGCCCACCAACCGAATGAGAACGGCTTGGCCGAACCCCAGTCACCAGACCTGAATCGCGTCCAGTCCTCAGGAACTTCAAACGGCCTGACGACATGCTTGGTAGCATCCCAGCAATCGAAGAACGCACCCTCGATCACATCCCAGTCGCCGGCAAGCCACGCCTTGACCAACTCCTTTGAGCCGGACTGATAGAGGTTGGCGACGTAGCCTGAGCCAAGATACTTGTTGTCACTGAGCTTCGAGGGGATGAACACGCGATTCTTTCGAACCACTTCACCCGTGAAAGGATTCGTGAAATCCTCCCAAATCAGCGACCAGCCTTCAGGCGCTGGCGTAATGTAACGAGCCTTGACCCATTGATGACCGGGCCCGCCTGGATTCCCCGTCGCATGAAACTGGCATGGAACGCCTGTAGCCGATCGAAGCGTCGCCCTGAGCTTGTTGACCGGGGTTGGATCCGCCCAGTGCGTCAATTCTTCAAAGAAGACGTCGGTATAATTGTGACCCTGATAGTTATCTGCGTCCGCGTCCTTGTCGAGATACTCGAACTTGAGACGAGCCTTGTTCGGGAACGTCCACCACTTCTTCTGTTCGCTCCAATCGGCGCCCAGCGGCTTATAGATCTGTCTGGAGCGCTCGATTGCCTCCTTCAGATCCTCACGCGTTCGCCGGAAGAACACACCAACGCAATGCTCGCCGTATCTCGCTGCCTTGATGGCGAACTTGCCGAGCATCCCGTCAGTCTTGCCGCCGCCCCGTGCCCCACCGTAGAAGATTTCATCGGCAGGGCATTTGATGAGCGCGGTTTGCGGTCCCTTCTGAGGCGACCAGGCAAGCTTAGTGCTTCGGAGCGTGCTCCCGTTCCCAGTCTTCAACGTTGTCAACGGGCTCACCTGAGACAACATAATTGGTGTTCACATTCTCATTGATGGATCGGTCAACGAACATCCCGATTTCCTTACCGAGAAGTTCCAGCGCTTTGTTCGCAACGCTGCCCTGGTACTGAAATTCACCGATCGTGTTGCCCTCGTCGTCCGTCATTGCCTTGGCCTGCATGGCCTTGGCGACGTTCTCCATGAGGGTTTCTATTACCCAAGCCTTGGTAAGGGCCGTGGCTTTAATCGCCTCAGCGGTCGCCTGAGCGTGAATGGCCTCACGTTCATCGAGGATTTCAGACACTCGGTCTAAAATGTTTTGCTTGTGCTTTAGTACGCTGGCATTTCCACGGTTCGGACTAAAGCCAGCTAAAGCATACGACTCCTCAGCCGATTTGCCCTTAGCTAGTTCCTGTGCGAACCGCTCGTGCTTGGGGTTCGATAGAGCAGTCACGCCTTTGCCTTCTCCGGAACCGGCATCTTGTTGGCGGCTCGATCCTTGGCCCGAGCTGCTTCAGCTTCATCCTCAGCCTTGCGCGCTGCAGCCATGCGTTCGTTATAGGCCTTGGGATCCTGGATGGCGGCAACGCGTTCGAGGATCTTGTCACGAACGGTCTCGGCGCCTGAAGGGCTGACGTTGTGGAGCGTGCTGGCCAGCTCTGCAATGATGCCGAGATGGTCTTCCTTGGTTTCGACAATGGGCTTTGGGTCGGGCTTGGGCTCGGGCTTGGGCTCGGATTTGATCTCGGGCTTGGGCTCAGACTTGACTTCGGCCTGCTGCTGCTGGGATTCCATTTCCATGTCATTTCTCCGGGTGATGCTCGCCCCAATGAAAAACCCGCCGAGCTAATCAAAGCTGGCGGGCGCAATTATGATCCTGCCTCATTTGCGTTGATTTGGTTTAACAAGTCAATAGCGACGTTGGCTTCTTCCAGTACATGATTGGCAGTAGGAAACCTCCCGTCACCCCATTCTTCCAAGTCTATACCGTGGCGCTTCGCACATTCGCGTCGCTTATCCCAAATTGCTCTGGCGACCCGTTCAGTGGTATCCATCACCCAATCCCCCACAGCTTTGCTAGTCTGTACCCAGCATCCTTCACCAGCTCAGCCGCCCCTGCAATGGCCTGCGGCTTGTTCGCCCATCCGATCAGTTGCCCGCAAAGCTCAAGGTTCTGCTCTTGGCAAACGAACCGATCCACAACGGCCGAGGATCGAAGCCCGAGGCATGCCTGAGCCTCCCGCCAGCGCTGACGGTGAAATACCTGCCCCTCGCTCTTGGGCATCCCAGCGGGCCCGCCAAGGCCTCCTGAGAATATCCTGTCGAGATCAAGCGAGCTGATCGTGGGAGCTTGGCCGGCATGATACCAGTGATGACGGTATTTCTGCAGCGCTGAGTGCTCGGCGCCGGAGATAATTCCCTTCTTGTGCGCGCGGTCGAGCGGGCTGTCTCGCATGATATAGGTCTTGATGCCGCGGTCCTCCCCTCCAAGCGAGAAGTCGCCGGCTGATTTGCTCAGGCGCTCAGCTGTGGGGCAGCCGTGGATATCGATCGTCGGATATTCAGGATTGGGAACCCCCTTCTTTGAAGCCGGGACGCCTGTCCGGCGGATATTTTTGCTCATTGAGGTTCCATGCATATCTCGACTCCCTTGATCGGAATTGAATCCAGCGTGGCGCGGCCGTCCCAGGTTATGTACACATCACTCGCGCTGCATCGCCAAACCACTCCCCTTCGAATACGCCAGTCGAGCTTGGCCTTGAGCGAACGGTTGAGAGCGTCAGCGTAGCGATCGGTTAGTTTCACGCGGTCGCCGCGGAGGAATGGGAGATCGGTCATTCAGCTGCTTCCCGATGGATCACCACATCTGGCTCCGGGGAATCCTCGACTTCGCCGCGCATGACCGGCAATCGATTGGATAGCCACCCGACGCGACCAGGGCGGGATCGGTAATGTTCCACG